CAGAGTATGCTGGATGTTGTTAGTCCCTCCTCAATATAAAGATCTTATCCACTATAAGCGATTTGTCCGAAGCGCCATTTATGGCGATGACAATATTCTTTCTGTGGATATGCACTTTATTTCTTTTTACAATGGAAAAACAATATCCCTCATTTTACTAGATTTTGGTATAACACTCACTCCCGCAACGAAATCTGGATCCTTTACTGGCATTTCAACACCAATCTTTGAATGCACATTCCTAAAGAACTCAACTGGAATTTTAGATTCCAAGTATGTTCCTCTTATGGATATGGATGCGCTCTTAGAAAGCCTTAATTGGATTCGTCCAATTCCAGAAGTCTCCAATGACCAACTTTGCGAAGACACTTGCAACATGGTACTCATGAATCTTATGTTTCACGGAGAAGAAGTCTTCTCTCGTATCCGAAATAAGATTCTTGTTTTACGTCCACACTATAAACTTTTGTCCTTCCACTTTCTTAAAGCTGAATTTTTCCAATATGGCATCGTCACCGACCCCATGAATTCATTCGGCTTTACCAAGAACTCATATCCCTCTGCTTTCATTGAACAATCCGTCCTAGATGACGAGTATTTATAACTTGTACGACCTCACATATATGCCAGTCCACTTTATAATAATCCCTAAATGTCTAAACCAACAATTAATCAAAAATCACTTAAACCTAAATCTTCCTCCATCCAATCTGAGAAAACTTCCACCATAGATGAAACCTCCTTTTCTGTAAAGAATGAAGAGGGTGTCACTCTAGCCGAACAAACTGCTCTTATTACTATCGAAGCCTCTGATGACCATGCTGTCATCCTCGCTCCACGAGCAGCCTCTCATTTGGATGAAAAATCCTGGACTCTTGAAGCCATGCTTAGTCGAAAGACTTTTGTAGGCTCAGTTGCCTGGAATTTAACCGACGCTGTCGGTGTTGCACCATCTGGTATTTCACCTTATAACATCATATCCGATCTTTTACAAGCCGATATAGTAAGTCAGCCCTTCCTGCGCTTTATTTACTGGAGGTGTGCAAAAGTTAACATTCATGTTCAACTTGCCGCTTCCCGCTTTCATCAAGGTCGTGTGATCATGGCTTATTTGCCATCACAACGAAATGCCTCCAACATCACC